ATATAATAACGACCTTGTTTATGTAGAATATGGCAAGATTGATAAAGTTTCTTTTCTTTTCTTGATGCCACTCCAATACGAGTCAAAGTTTCACGAACCTTTAAAAAATCATCAGGTTCATTAAGTGTAACTTCCACCATCATATCTGGAGTCCAGTTCACTTGTGGTTCAATTGTTTGATTATTCATTTTGATGCTCCAGTTTCAAGTTTTTGTTTAATGAAATCGATTTGAGTTTTATTTAATATTTTCAAAGCTTGTTCTGCCTTCTCATTATTATAACCATAATAAGTTTTGACATATTCAATATCTTTGATCGTATCTTTTCTAATCCAAGAAGAATATCTCTTCCTTTTTCTCAAACTATTTAGATAAAACGAATATTGAAGTTCTTTATTGAGATGATGATTCATATTCATCTCATTCGCATACATTATAGAATCAATATCACCAGAAAGAAGTCTGTTTATCACAAAAGGATTGTAATCTTTAATCGCAGAGGGGTCTTCTTTCAATAAATTAGTCTTAGAAAAATTAACCGAGTTTAACCAGTCCTTAAGTTCAGTCACCAATCAAACCCTCCTTCTTCAATCTATCATAATTATAACATCCATCAAAATTAAATTGAATCTTAGGTTCTTTTGTGTAATTAAAGAGAAGAAGTTCTTTACGAGTTTTTTGATCTCGCATATATTCTCCGACAGAACGCATCGTATAAGTTAGATCAAACTCTGCAGCATTCCAATTCTTAAAACGGTCTTTTACTAGTTGGTCTGAGTTGTAACTAATCAGTTGGTCCATATTACAAGCATCACAATCAGCAGCAAACTTATCGTGATCGAATCCTTTGTGCATTGCTCCCTTACGCCCATAGAGATTATCCTTAATGTCATAAGGAGGATCGAGATACACAAAAGCATCTTTATTTCCATCCATCAAATAATCATAGGAATAATTAGTTATACGCCATTTAGAAATTAATTTAGAATATTCGGGAAGTTTTTCTATTCCTCGTAGAGAAAAATTGCTGTTTGATGCCTGTGGAGAGAATGAAGAACTTTCAGTAAGACCACTAAAGGAACATTTATTCACAATATAGAAAGCAACAGAGCGATCAAAATTAGATACGGTTTTATCATTAATAATCACTTTAGAATTATTAAAAAGTTCTCTTGCCAGTTCTGGAGTAATATGAGCGAGTTTGTATCCCGATAGTTCCTTCATCATCTCATTCCCGGACATCTGAAGTTGCTGCCAGAAGTTTACCAGAGGTTCATACAAGTCATTTACCCAAATATTTAAGTTAGGATATTTTTTTGTAATATGAATAGCAACACTTCCGCCACCAATAAATGGTTCACGGAACTCAGTATAGTTTTGTAGGTCCGGAAAATATGGGTCCATCTTGACGCAAGCACGAGACTTACCCCCAGGGTAGCGACAGGGAGTCTTAAGAGATTTCATACTACCACTCATCGGTTTCATCCTCCCACTTATAAAGTTCGTCTACAATTTGATGATAAAGTTCCTTGACTTGTTTTTTGGGAGCAAGAGAAATATCTTTGGCAAGGTATTCTACATCTCCCTTATCAATAACAATCTTTAGTCCAGATTTAGAAATATTTTTTTCAGGATCAAATCTCTTAAGAGCATTCTCAAAAGATACCACTCCAATATGTCGTTGTGTTTGATCGATCAAAATCATTTCATCAAACTTTTTTTCTGGGAAATTATTATTTACAGTTCCCTGAAAGTTTTTAAGAGTTATTTCTTTCGTGTTGATGGTTTTGTCAGTTTGAAATAATTTATCCAAACCCTTCGCCTCCAATCTCCATAATTCCTCATTTACTTTAGTAGTAAAATCGTGACCTAGAGTATCATCTAATCCAACATAAACTAAGTTTTTACTTGTCTTTTCAATTGCCTTTTCGATAAATACTGCTCGACTAAACTTTTGACCACCAAATCTTAAACGACGAGTGTATTCAACTACTCCCATCACCATTTCAAAATCAAAATCAATTTTCGTTTTCATAATCAGGTTGGTTATACTTCAAATATTCTCTAAAAGTTAGTTTCATTTCCTTGTGCGTCATACCACAATGCTTTGCCGCAGCGGGAACAGTCATTTTAGCACGAAACAAACCTTCATTTGCTTCTTTTACATTTTCCGGAGTTGTCTTGACCGGAACCTCACGTAATGATGCCTTGTCAATCTTATATGAGTTCATTTTAAGCAAGTCACAACAATTTTAGTGTCTTTGGTTGCCTCTGCCATCTCACGGTAACCAGTTCCAACATAAATCTGCCCGACAACTACGGCAACCGCACAGGCACCCCAGAAGATGTAATACCATTTGGATTTAACTTGATGCTTTTTCTTAATTTCATCAAGTTCATCGTGAATATCTTGATGATGAAACCTCAAGGGTTTCTGTATGAGTTCTCTTAATTTCTTATTTTTCATTTAAACTCGACCTCACACATAATTTCCGTTAGTGCCGCCAAAAGATTTATCTCTTGGTCCGCTACAAAACAGCACTGATATTGATATTTAGATATAATAAGAATAGCGGCAGGAATGGTGGAGGGAACTAGAAGGTCATAAAGAGCATCATAAACTTTACGAAGAATAGTAGAGGCATCATTATCCAAGTTCTTAACTACCCAATTTCTAACCTCCTTAAAGTTTTTCTCTTTGAGATGATCCATTAAGTCACTTACGGCAATATCCGAGAAAGATGCGAGAATACCAGAATCAATTTTTCCTCCAACAGAATACCGCTGAAGAACATTAAGTAGTTGTCTGGTGTCTGGAAAATGAGTTTTGACGAGTTCGAGTATGACTTTTTTATCATAATCAACATTTTCCTGTTCGAGTATGTATGTCATCCTTTTGAAGACATCAGACATCATCTGAGGTTTTTCTTCCTTCAAGATGGGCGTATATTTGAGAACAACACATCTTGATTGAATAGGTTCAATAATTTTATTCAGGTTGTTACAAGTAAAAATAAAACACACATTATTATGAAGTTGTTCTATCACTCCACGAAGACACAACATTACATCATTTGTGGTCCCATCAAACTCATCAAAGAATACAACCTTTTTCTTGTCATTAAACATCGAAACCGTGGTTCCAAAGTTAATAACTTGATTGCGAATTGTATCCAAGTATCTTCCTTCCGAAGACCCATTTAGAAATAAAACATCCTGCTTTGTAATTTTACAGAGAGTTTTGATTGTTTGAGTTTTACCACATCCTTGAGAACCTTGAAGAATGAGATTTTGATTCAATTGACCGTCTTTAGCAACATTAAGAAAAAACTCCTTAACATTTTTAGTGAGAATCAAATCTTCAACAGATTCTGGGGACCATCGTTCCACCCAGAGAAAATGTTTGGTATCAGTAATTTCCATAATTAAGTAATTTTATAAAAACCTTGAGTTTTAGTGGATTTAATCAAACCCCTTTCCTTTGCTCCACATACCGCCCAGAGAACACCATTTTTTTCAGAATCAGATTCTGCAGCAAGAACATCATAAAGTTCATCGAGACAAATAAATCTGCGACCCTTACGAATTAGAGCACAAATTAATACATCTGTTGCCAGTTCATATGATTTACAATAACGACCAGATTTGGAAGTTGGAAAAGTAATAACGTTGGAAAATGTCATAATTTAATTTATCCACGAAGGTTTTCTTGACGGCATACGAAGATAATTATCTCTAACCCAAGTCTTGGTGTTAATGTAATTCTTGTAAGCAGTAAAAGTGTCAATAGTTGTATCCAGTTTAATTTCATCTGGCATCGCACGAGCAAAGGGAGTTACTTTATCAATTTTACCTTTTGGGAATAGGTAGTATGCCCCCAAAAGAGTATTATAGCACGAATGAAGTTTTCCATATCTCAAGTGAAACTCATCACAAAGATTCATCCCGTGCTTGATTAACCAATAGGCATTATCAATTGATTTTGCCGCCCATTTAGTACAAGGATGATTACGAAATGCTCCTTTTTCTGTAGCATATGGCATCCCATCTTTTTTAGTAAGAGTTCCATAATTATGATACCACTTGGATGCCACGATGGAAAGCATTTGACAACATTCGAGAGGCATTTTAGTTATGTGGCGGTCAGGAAGTACGATAGCACTCTCCGCCGGAAAGGGAGATGTAGCGAAGATATTCAAAGTTAGTTCCTCAAAAACAATACTTTTTGACTACATATTTTACTTCATTTGGTTTGTCTTCCATCCAGAATGCTTCATTTTCAATCTGCCGAACACTAGGACCAACCAATCTTACAGCAGATTCTACATCTTTCTTTCTTCTCTCAGAAAGATTCATATTAGAAGATGAAATTCCCAAAGGAGTTAAAGATTTGTTTTTACAATATTGTGCCAAATGAACTGACTCATGTAGTAGGGTTTCATTAATATAATACTTCGCATTTTCTCTTGAGACAATACGGTCGGTACAAATATTCATAGTTTTTTCGGTTGGACTGAACCATCCATAAATGTCGTGTTTCCTACAAATTGGAGCATTTTCAACTACCCGAATCTTATGGGAAACCATTTGATAGATTTCCATAGATTGAGTAGAAAGATAAAATAAGAAATCCATTATTCAAAAGTAGAATCAGGTTCCATCGCAATCCAATAAGAAAGATTGTATTTGGTATTTGTAAATTGAGAAAGAAGTTTTTGAGAAAGAACTACGTCATAGGCACCAGAAATAATCTTATTGAGATTCTCTACTTTGAAATTAAAAGTAAAGACATTATCAGTTTCTCCCACAAGAATAGAATACTCATTAGAGGTATTATTCTTTTTGTCACGAACCACAAGACGAATTACTCCTGCTTCACCAATCACAGAAATATCCGGAAGTTGATAAATGGATGCTGCCTTGACAAGTCTTTCGATAATTCCGCTTTCGAGTTGAAAACAAATATCGTTGGAAGGAAGATTGATTTTCTTTTCTGGGGGAGAGACAATTACATTTGGGTCTGAATAGAAGTACTTGACCCTGCGCTTTCCGTCACGAATTGTAATGTGAGTTTCTCCACTAAAATCCAAATCGGGGTCCTGATGAAGACTCAATCCATTCAGAAACTGATTTAGGTCATAAATCGCAAAATCACGGGGAAACTCTTCTAAGATTTCTGCCTCAGAAAGAATATTTTTGGCGATTGAGATTGTTCTCAATTTATTTCCTTTCTTAACCAAAATAGATTGATTAATGCCGGCAAAGTTTTTGAGAATTGTAAGTGTATTTTCAGAGAGTTTCATAGTTTTGGGTTTAAGTTTCATAATCAACGAAATTCGGTGAGACCATTATTTTTACGAGTATAATGCTTGTCAAAGTGAAGCAATAGCATAGCATAATGAATGACTTTCATTAAATCTCGTTTGTTGCGTCCATCTTTTTCACCATAACGACTACCATATTTGATAATGTTTGCCTGACAAAATCCGGCAGCAAGTTCTTTGGCAGCCATCAAATCAATAGTTTGAATGTCCTTATACTCGGCATCGTGCCCGCAGTAGTGACTTCCATATGTGCTAATCACATAATTCTCAATATCCTTAAGAATTTTATCTTCGCTATATTTGTAAAAATGATTTTTTGGTTCATTCGTAACAGGAGTTTTTGTCAAATCAATCATTCCGTTATGTTCGTTCATAGTCATTTTATATTCAAGTAATTGTCTTTCATTTTCGGCATTAGAGAAAGCCATAATTAGGAAAAGTCATAATAACCTTTCCCAATTATAGCAGGTTATTCCAGTCCAGTCAATTAGAAAGGAACCTCGGTGCCACCTTCTACGGTCAATACTGGTTCCGCAGAAGGCATTACAAAGTCGGCATCAACCTTATCATAGAGTTCAAGGAACGCTTGTTTGGTTTCGTCATCAAAGCGATTGACGCACACCTGGATTGCCTTTGCCTTATCTTGGAAGATGCTGTAGGCACGGATGATATGAACTAAACGACGGGTGCTGATGATTTCCTCAATACCACCATCATAGAAGGTCTTGCGGATAA